TGATGATGTTGTGCCTTATGAAGACCTTACCCATAACTTTGATGTAAGAAAGGTTTATGGTAAGAGCAATGGTGTGGAGTATCAGTGCTATCCTAATGGCATGAAGAGTGCTGGTAGTATACATGATACTTTGACTGCAAATGAGGCTGTGGTTAAGGTTGGTAGTGTGGACTTGGGCACATTGACATGGACGCGGACCGGAGTGTCTACTGATAATGTGTACAGGGTAACAAAGTCTCAACTTCCGTTGATAAGTAACACTATTTCTCGAAAAATCCTCTGTTCAAAATATAAATTTGCTGGAGGAATGAATAGTATGAGCCAAATGCCTGATAAGTCTATTGATAATAATCAACTTTCAACATCAGGCATTGACATAGTGGTTAAAGACTCCAGTTATCCCTCCTCAACAACAAGTGTTGACCAATTTAAAGCTGCAATGTCAGGTGTTATACTTAACTATCAACTTGCAACTCCCATCACCTACACTGACCTTATCTACCGTGACAATGGTGTTGACAGACCTCTTGCTGATGTTCTTATGAATATCACTGTCAACAATTGGTCTATGGAAGAGCAGTTGCTGACACCTTATGAAGATGGTAATCCTACAAGTATTCCTGCAACAATTAAGACGCAGTATGGCATGGATGCTGTTGAAGCTATCGACACGCTGCAAAAGACTTGTTATTTTGCTGACGATGTTCATGCAAACCTGCAAGCACTGCTGACATGTATAAATACCAACTGTGCTGAAACACTTGGAGGTACATTTGCAATCAGTGAAACTGCTACAGACAAAGTGTTTGCTTTCAGTTTCACACCCAATGTTGAACCAACTAACGAAGGAGAATAAGATATGGAACACATCACAGTTTTAGACTTAGGTAATGATATGGTAAAATTAATACCTTATAAAAATTATATGTTACTTGACAGTCGTACTAAAAGATTATATAGTGAAGCTATTATTAAAGATAAAGATATGAAATATTTTAGTGCAGTAATAGCTTAACTTAAAGAAGATAATCAATATAAAAGGAGAGTCATAAGGCTCTCCTTTATTTATTGTTATTATCATTAAATACTATCTCAACTCCATTAGGACAATAATACTTAATTCTTTTATCATCAACAACTATGATAGACTTATTATCTTTCATTAACTCTTTATAATCAATAGTCATAGCTTTATTTATAGTATCTAAATATTTATCAAGGCCAACTTTACTAACTATATCTTCAATGTCTTTAAGAGTAAAATCTTTCTCTTCTTGCGTCATATCATTCTCCTTTCTGTACTTTAAGTCTTTCAAGTGCTATATAGTATGACTCTTTAAACATCTTTGCTTCCTTTGAATTGGGGTCAACGCCATTCTCTTCTATAATTTTATCAATATTAGTTATATCAATATTAATGTTTTGTTGTGTGTTAAGACCAAGTTCAAAAAAATGTCTGGCAATATCTTTTCCCCACTCTATTTGTTCATCAGAATGCCACATTCGAGGTACATCTTCAATATTATCAAGAAAATTATTAAACTCTTTCTCCAGGTTCACCTCTTTCACTTCAAGAGTGTTGATAAATTTTTCGAAAGATTCTAATGCAGTATACTTACCTGTAATATTTGCTTCTTCTTTGGTATAATTGTCCTTAACAACATCTGAAGCATTAGGGAGTAAATCCCATAGTTCATCAAGTCGTTTTTCAATCTCTGCCACCAAAGCGTCTTTGTCAATGTATTTTGTCATAACTATTTATCTATTTTTGTTGCATCTATTTCAAACCATTCTCCAATTTCAGCATCGCAATTTATCATAGGAATATCCAAAATATTTCCGTCTGTAAATCTATCACAATAAAGAATTGCAATGTGTTCTAAATATTCGTCGTTACTTCCCTTTTTTCTGTATCTTAGAGCATATTTATCTCCAAGTGTTGTTTCTTCATAAGGAAGGCGAATTGAAAGCCACTTTTCGCCAAATTGTTCAAATACTGGACACTCATCAAAATATGTTTTCTTGTTAGGTTTCATACCTTATTATCCTTTCATATAGTTTTTACTTTTTTCTTCTAATAGGTGTGGTTAGAGTTCTTTCATCACTCCATCCCGCATATTTTCTTTGCTGTAAAGTTGTACTTTTTATCCCTAAGATTCTTCCCCATTCAGCATAAGTATGAGATTCTCCGTTAAGAGTTAAAAACACATTTGCTTTGGTATTGTTTGCTTGTTTTGTATAAGATACCCATCTGCAATTAGACGGTTCATAGTTTCCTTCGCCATTGATTCTATCAAGTGTAAGATTATCTGCGTAACCATTCTCGACAGACCAGTTATAGAAAGATGTAAAGTCATTTTTCCACTCGTCACACATTGTTATACCTTTAGCACCATATCTTTTATATGGCGTAGAAGTTTTTACATAACATCTTGACTTTATCCCATTCCATATAGTATATAGTCTTGATGAAGTCATGTGTTTAGGGAATTTTTGACTCTTAATTGCCATTAAAGAAGGTTCTTTTTTGTAACAGCCACAAGATTTTATTCTTCCATGTATAAGGTGGTAAATATCAACTGTTGTCATATTACCACAATCACACTGACATAAAAATCTTCTTACTTTACCTTTCTTATATTGCAGTCGTGGCTCAACTTCTTTTATGACGACAAGCCTACCATACTTTTCTCCATTCTTAACCGTTATTGTTGTCATTTCTTTAAATATTCTTTAAAATCCTCAATAAGCGAACCTATAGTAATTACCCCTTTCTTGGATATTATTCTATTACATTCTGGATTGTTTGTTATACTCTCTTTCATCCAAATACAAGCCTTTTCTATAAAGACATCAGTACGGGTGTATTCAACTGCTTCAGTAAATGGTGGTTCTGACTTGTTTGTAGTAAGATAGTATCCACCTTCTGCTGCTACACAATAAAGTTTCTCTGGTACTTCGTTTGTTTTCATAACTACTCCTCCCTTAATTTCTTTAGATGTGTTCTCATATCCTTAAACACATTGTAGTAATAGTCGTTTTTTGTTGGACTTTCACTTGAAGCCATTATGTTTATAACATAGTTTAAAGCCTTCATTTGTTCTTCACTCGGCTTCCATGTGTATCTGTCTTTGAGGGATTTGAGAAAATTTTTACACTTTTTTCTGTTTTTTGGAATAAGTGATGACGAATCAATGATAGGAAGTAATAACTCAATACAATGCTCATCCTCTTCACTCCAAACAGGATTATACTCTTTTATATGTGCATATTGGTCACCATCTGTACAAGTTATACATCCTTTAACGTTATTACAACCTGCACACTTGTCAACAGGCTTCTGCTCACCTTGCCTTTCAAGCCAAGCAATAACATCACTTGGATTTATTCCCCATGATTTAATACAACTTTGTGCTTCAGGAGAGTAAACAGCATGTATTGCCATTTTCCTCATAATATCATCCTCGCTCTCTTTGAGTTCGGGAAAAAGTCTAAATATTTGTCTTGCTGCATCACAATCTAAAGAACCACAACATTTAAGTTCTTTCTCTGCTTGTGATAATGCTTCTTCATATTTTTGTTTGTATATGTCCATAATAATAAAAATTAAAGGGACTCATAAAGAGTCCCTATTATTAATCAATATCTAACATTTTTTGATTCTTCTTAATAGAAGATTCAAGTTCTTTTAAATCTTTATCTACTTGTTCTAAAGTAGAATCAATCTTACTATAATCTATGTCTTCCATAATGTGTGTGTTTTAAATGTTTATAAATTCTTTATTTCTTTAAGAGTAGTATCTACTGCTGCTTGTAATGATTGATGACTTACCAAAATAAGAGTATTTTCTGTCAGTACATCAACATATTCTATTATCCAATTAGAATCGTTTTTTCTCATAAGTAGGAAATAAAATATGTTATCTGAGTTAATATACTCTGGTAACTTATTTAATTTCTTTTCTAATTCTGTTTTCATTATTCTGTTATATTGTGTTTAATCATAAAATCTACTATTTCTTCTATAGTAGTAGAATTACCTAGCATATTTAATTGCATTTGTTGTTTAGATATAGCAACGGCTATATATCTAATTACTAAATGATATACTCTGTTATAGATTTCTTCTTTAATTTCTTTACGAAAACATTGTACAGTTAAATAATTTTCATCATACGGAATATATACTTTAGCATTAGTATTAAATCTAGCTAGTTTTTCAATAAGGTCTCCTACTGTAGAGAATTCTATATTCTCATCTTTTGTAACATCTTTAGGTTGAAAATCTTCTTCTTTCAGTATTTTTTCAGCTACATTAAAGAATAGTTTCAAACCATACTTATACTCATAATGAGTAGTAACATAATTTTTAAATTCTTCAAATTCTGTTTTCATAATGCGTGGTTTAATTAATTACTCTTGGTTAATCATACCAAACTTTTCCATTTCTCTATAATCCATATAGATTGCATCTTTCTTTTGGTATTCTTCAGTTAGATGTTTTACAAACTCTGATTCTCTTTTAATACCTACAAGATGTCCTGTTCTATAAGGATTAGACATATCATCGGATTTCTCAACATCAATACCTATTACAAAGAATGCTCCTTTATCAATGTAAGATTGACATTCTTTACAAGGTTTCTCTGAAAATCCTACTACTTTATTATGCATATCTTCTACTTTTCTAGCTGCCTTCTCTGTTAGAAGAGAGTTTATAGCTATAGTAGAAGCATCTTTATTGATTTGTCCACATATAGGACATACATAATTAAGGAGTGCTACTCCAACTTTACTTGACATATTGTTATATTTTAAAATTAATATTCAATGTAAAACAGCCTATAACTTATTACTGAAACTTAGCTGTTAGTCATAAGTACGCCACTTATGAAAGTTTCTAACACACATATATAACACAAAATTATGATTTTACATATAAAAAGAAGTAAGACTTATATATTACACAGAAAGTAAAGGACAAAGGGCATTTGATTACACTTATCGGCTGTAAAACCTTAATTTCATCTTACTTCTTTAGCGTTGTAGAGAGGAATCGAACCTCACATGTCTATAAATACTAATTGCGCATTTTAGTATTACAGCTGTAACATGTCTGCCTAGTGAAGACCTCGTCAACACTTTCGTCTACAACTTGTCTAACTACCAAATTAGTTGTCCACAGTGGAATCGAACCACTCCTTCAACTTCCAAAGAGTTGCGTACAAACCGATATACTTGTGGACATTAAAAAAGGTTTCTCTAAGGCACTATTGCCTAAATAATAAGTAACAATAAACTAACAACATGTCAAAGAAACTAGTTATAGTTTTTAAGAGAAACCTTATTCTAAAACTTGTAGAGTATGACCAAGCTGCTTTGAGAGAAAAAGAAGTGCTTTCGACGCTCCTAAATCTTGGTATATTAAATAAAGAACTCTCTCTACAAGTTTATTTCTTACCAATGATCTATTCTATGTTTTTCTTCATACTCTATTAAAGAGTCTTTTAATGTGACAGGTTTACCATGATATTTATAGTAATCATTTAATAAATCAGCTATAGTACCTCCATCCATTTTAGATAACTCTTTTAAAGTATAATCATCGTACTCTTTTATTTGAGTACCATTACTTAATGTTCTCATGCTTCATTTATAAATGAAATTTGGTCCATTAATTCTGCATTACAAGTTGCTTGAATCTCTTCCATATTATACATTATATTTTAGCTTACATATCGTATAATTTCTTTGAAATGTTTCTTGATTTATAAGTTGTATTGCACAATTTAATGCATCTTCAATATCAACTTCTTCAATATGTCCATCAGAGTTATACTCTACCTGTAACGGAGTCTCTTTATTGAGTTTTTTAATAGATTCAAGGTAATTCTTACACGTTTTAAAATATAATTGAATACCTTGAAGTTTATATAATTCTCTTTGTTTTAATTGTTCGTCTGTCATATTGAAATATTTTTATAATTCATGTTCTATTGGTAATGTTATATAAGTGTATTCTTCATTAATTGTTTCAAATGAAACGATATGAATCGTATCATCTACATTATTCTCACCCATTGCAATTATACCTACTACTTTAGCATCTTGAGCAACAAAATATACTCTAAATGGATATGCATAATTGCTCCAATGAAGTAATCCATCTCCTATTTTTAATTTAGAAGCATTCATATTAATCATATTTTTTGATTGCTACCATAAAGAAGCACAATGCTTCCTTTCTTGTAGGAAACGTAGTTTCTTTAATATTATTATCTATAAGATTCTCTGTTATTACTGAATAATTGAAAGCATGTTTACCACACAGATAAATTCTTTCAAACTTATTAGTAACAACTTTACGAATCTTTGAATGGCAGTTTTTACTATTATAGACTCTACTGCCACAGAGTCTTTGATTGTCTTGTGTCATAATTTTGTGTTTTAATAATTAATAATCAGTACAAAGTGCAAGTTTAATTGTTTCTTCACCAAGAATTTCTATTGCTTGTTTAGCAAATTCTTCGAATTTAAAGTAAATATAGCTATTCTGAAATACTAAATCATCTTCAGTTTGAATTTCATTAATTGCATAATTGTAAGATATAAAATATTTATCCTCTTTTTCATTACTCCAATCAGGTTGCCAATCACCATTAAGATATTTAGCAACATTCATTAGTTTATTGATAGCAAGAAGTTTCTCGGCTTGTTTTTTAGATGTACAATTATTTAAATCATGAATACTTTTATTTCCAGTTTTATAAATGTCACCGTATTCTCCTATATAATGTATATCTTTTATATTACCAAATAATTTTCTTGCTATATCTTCATAAGTAAGTTTCTTTTCTTTTTCAACAATGGTATAAGTATTACCATCTTGTTTAAGTTCATAGTTCTCTGGAACTTTAATTGTTATTATTTTCATATTATTTTAAATTAAATTAGTTAAACAATATTTAATTCCTTCATTAACTGCTTCTTCATAAGATATAAAACCATCCATTTGTATAGATGTATTTCCTTTAATTACTTCTCTATCGTCAAGACTAAGTATAACAATACTCCATTTATTTGACCATTTATTATATTTAGGATACATATTTAACCAATATAATCCTCTTAACCACTTCATTGCCATTTGGAGAGTTGGAGCAGAATATTCGTCTTGTCCAATTTCTGAGTTTTTATAGTAGCAACCTGCATCATCACGTATATCTGTTAAAAACGGATATCCACTTGAACAATTTATATATTGATGTTCACATGAACAATCAAATCCTTTCTCTTTCAAGAGTTTAGCAACTTCAAAACTTACAAAGTTCTCGTTTATTTGTGTGTTCATAATTTTATTGTTTTAATGTGTTAATAATTTCAATAAAAATAATTCAAGGTGTTCCTACAGAGCATCTATTACTAGATTGTAGATAGGACACTTACACGATGTTATCCTCATGATAGACCTTGAATTATTATAATAAAATAAGACTGGCTTCAGGCGGTTTTATCCTTACTTCATATATTGATTCATTGGCCAACACAAATTTCAGACTAAAGATTTATAGTCTATTATCCCATTCATAAGCAATGCTTCAAATCATTGGACTTGTGGGTCTTTTACTCTTTGCTATTAAATTCTCAATATAACCCAGTATCGGCTTCAGTCTTATATTAGTACTCCGGGAGGAATTTTAATAAAAAAGAGTGATTGCTCACTCTTTAATTTCTATTCTATCTAAGAAATCTTTAAATTCTCTATATTTTGTAGGTATTTTATATAACCTACACCATTTTCTTACAGCATTATCTGATACTCCAAAATATTGTCCTACTTGAACAAAAGATTTTAATTCTTTAAATTTTTTAATTAATGTAATAATATCTGGACGATTAATTGCTCCATCGTTATGATAACAATCATGTGAACAAAATTTCTGAGTTATTTGACTTGTTTTAAATTCTTTACCACAACACTCACATATTTTAGTATATTTAAGAGTCGGTAATGTATTATGTTTTCTTATGTATTTTTTATTTAATTCTTTTTTTAAATTTTCTCTTTCTTCTACTTCTTCATCCGTTAATATTAACTCAGACCAAGGAGTTACTCTTCTACCTTTTTTAGCATTTTTGCCTCTAAAATTATCTGTTTTAGCATGACAATTAGGACATAATACTTGTAAGTTCTCTAATCTATTATCTATAGGAACACCATTTCTATGATGTAATTCTAAATTTTCTGTATAACCACACAACTCACATTTTTCTTCTTTTAATCCTTCTGCAAATAATCTTTTCTTTAAATGTACTGTCGCTTTATATAAACTGTTTTCAACTAATATTTGATTTAAAGGTAATTGTTTATATCCTTTTCGCTTTTTACCTTTAAAACAACTTCTACCTAAAAAATGAGTAATATCTAATTCGTATTTGGTTATTAGATTTTTTACTCGTGCAAAGTTCCCTCCTCTAGGAACTAGATTAAGTTTTCTACACACATCAGCGTATGTAACACATTGATTTACTAATTCTTGTAAAGATTCTTTCGTATATTCCATATCTAAATTTTTTTGCAAAGATACGAAATAAATTGAACCTACACAAATTTATTTTTATTTGTGGCTGAGAGGAGATTCGGACTCCCAATCCTATGCAGGCACGGCTTTTTAAGAGCCGCATGTATACCAGTTCCATCACTCAGCCATTAAACTCTCTACTCACATATACAATCTGAAGTTATCTCTTGCACAGTTATTATAGAGAGTTTATTATATTACAATAATGGTTTTGCTATTTCAATTAAATCTCTAAAGTTTTCAGAGAACTGACTACGAAGTTCTGCTGTTTTAAATGTAAGAATTCTACTATTTGTCCAAGTGTAGCCTTTAACAATTATATCTTTACATAGATAAATCGTATATTTGCTCTTATCAGAAGTCCAATCAGGCTTCCAACCATCATTATAACAATCTCTCAACTGAATAAGTTGACAAAGAGCAAGCATTGCCTCTGCAAGTTCTTTTGATGGAAGAACATTTCTATCTGAATCATCATCTCTATTCATGCCATTTTTTAGATATACTTCGTTTACATCACTGAAGTTATCTATAAAATATTCTCCTTCTTTTATATCATTATTTATACAAAACTCTTCCCAAGTCTTAGGAAGTTTGTTTTTAATAGGTTTGAATTTAATAGGTTTGAATTTAATACATTCAAATGTACTATTTTCTTCATCTATTATATATCCTTCAGGACAATTTATTTTTATTTCTTTTGTTTCCATAATATTATATTTTAAATGTAAAAGGGTTTTTAAAGAGAACCCTTGGAAACTCTGTTACAAATCTTCCTTCTTAATACCAAGAATATTTGCTATAAATTGCTTAATCTTCTGTTTAGTAGTCTTTTGACTTAAAGAAGAATCAAAATTCTTATAATTAGAAGACATCCTGTTTTTGCTAATTACAGTAAGACAAGTAGATGCTTTACTATGATGGTAAGGTGATTTCTTTTGATAATACATGCCAGCAATATAATCTTTATTCTTACCAGTCTGTTCAGCAGTTACCCTAAATGCTTCACGAATATTACCGGGATATTTGCTTACATTCTCATAAAGAATTTTAGCAGTTTCCTTACTTGAAGAATAGTCTCTTTTATTAGGCTTAATACTATTCCATTTATTGTATACACCATTAAATGATCTACCTAATTCTTGAGCTGCATACTTGCAGCCCTCTATATCTTTGGTGTATCTGGTCATAATTTCTCTTAGTCTGGATATTTCTTCTTCAGACCATCTTTTAGTTCCTGTTTTCATGTTGTTGTGTGTTTTAATATTTATTATAAGGATAAATATCCCATTCTACCATTGCTTCTTCTAAAGACATACTTTGATGTTTTATACAATATTCAACCTCTGGTCTCATATTGTACAAATCAACATAAAACCAGAGGTCTTTCTTGTATTGTCTTTTAGAAGTTATTGCTTCATATATCTTCCTTAATAGCATATTTAACAAGTTTATAATACGATGTTCCATCAGATAGATAATCTTCTTCTATGAAATATTTTTCAGAAGCATCGAAGAATTCAGGGTCTTTGTTTGTAATAGTACTATAATATGACAAATATTCAAAGAATAATGCACTATCACAATATATTTCTATATAGTAATAATTATCATCTTTATTATATTTCATATTATCAGAATCAAATGCATCAGGGTCATCATACTCTATAACATACTCATTGTCTTGAGTATGATATATAAAGTCTATGATACCATCAGCAAAGAATAGAATAGCACCATCATAATCAAGTTCTTCACCTGAAGCATCATTATATTCCATATCTGGAATATTATTGATAGATGGTTGTGCATTGCATGATGTACACATAAGACACATAATAACTATTATAGCAATACTACTGAATATTACTACAAATTGGTCTAATTTATCCCAGCAAGACCACGCTGTTTTGATAATTTTTTTCATGTTTGTGTGTGTTTTAAATTGTTATTTATTTCCAAGCATCTATTTCAATGATATAACTACGGAAATACATATCCTCTTCTTCATGTTGTGAAGAATGAATCATATATCCTGCTATAGTTAAATCATCATTATGATATAAACCTGATGCTTCACGGTAAATATCACCATTCACTTTAAGGAAGTTATCCCATTCATCCATACCTTGAGTAGTGATTGCAATCTCTGCTTCTTCTCTAGTATCGTAGTCACCAATATATTCTCTGCCAGATTCAGTAGGGTAGTTCCATTCATTGAATACAATATAATACTTCATAATTTTATGTTTAAAGGTTAATATTATTTTTTAGAGATTAGTTTCATCATTATGATTACTTATAGCATCACCACGTAAAGGTTCTCTTATTAATGCCTTCCATACACAAGAATAATATCCTTCTTGTGCGTCCCATGAGGTGCACTCTCATCTGTGTCGGATTATATCTAACTAACTTGTTTTAAACACAGTTTTCCAAAGTTAGCCCCACATTGGTTGGTGGTATTATAATTTCGATTGGTTTCCAAGCCAACCTCTTCTCATAACGCTTTTATAAGAGGTCATCCAGAAGGTCTTCATCCTCTTTATATCTGGCTCAACTATACTTTTACAGGATATTCTGTTTTATCGTATAGATTTCACTTCCTACTAACCTATAAGTGAAGTGTAGTCGGGGTTATTATTATGAGACAGGTTAGTCTGATACAATCAGACCATACCTGTCAAGTTTTCCCTTTACAACCAATTGTCCTAAACACTCGTAGTTTTTCATCATACCAGTAACTACAGTATACAATTGGTCTTCTTTCAAATGAATCCATGCAGTTTTCTTTCTGAAAGTATATTTAACATCGTGTTTAATGAAATATCTCATACGATTTTTGAGATTTTCCATTTGACACTGTGAAAGATTTATTATTTTGTATGTGTACATTTTGTGCTGTTTTATGTGTTAAACAAGAGGTTTTGAGCAGTTTTTCTTCATGCTCAGGAATAGGCCTTTATCCTATTTCATAATTTCAGCAACTGGTTGGAGAAGATTATTGTAATGAATTTCAACACCGTACTTATTTTTTATTTCTTGAATATTGTTGTCTAAATCTCCAAGATAATAAATATAGGTTTTTGTCCACAACTTTGAATACTTCAAACCTTCTTCAGCGAACTTTCTACAATCTTCTACAGATCTAAATGCTCGTATAAAAGAATGATCACAAGTTTTTCTATTGCTGAAATATTCTACTTTATAGAAACCAATCATATTTTTGTGCTTTAAAGTTTGTGTTTTACGCCTAAAACTTATAGGGATTATCCAAAGGCTAAATATTAATCATGTAATTAAACACGTTAATGATAGAATATGTATTTGCGGAACATGAGTCACTCTTATCGTCACGTCTACATATTACTTCCTTCTTGAGATTACTATAAGAAACTGGCGTCCTCAACATCTTGGAAATCCTAAACATATCATTTGGTCGCGCACCTTTAAGCAGCCTTTGGTCGTTGTTTATTGACAGTTATTTTAAACGTTGTCAGCGTTCCTACCCCATTCCCAAATGATATGTTAGGATATTTTATATTGAGTTTTTTAAGTTAAGACCAACACCAACAGACACTCGGTTGAGTGCCTGTCAGTGATGGAATTAGTGTTAGAACATAATACTGGCAAGACTGCCTCCAACTGTCTCAACTTTGGTTCCGTAGTGGCAGATTGAGTAAACCGCTGAGCCTGACTTAGTTACGACACCTGGCTTCTCGATTACCTGATACTTGCTGCTGTTCTTAAGTACGTCAGTAGCAATCTGATAAGCATTCTGATTGGGATGCTCATCCATGATGCGCTTGCTGAATGTTACAAAGCAAGTACCAAAGGACATTCCCTGAGCCTTGAAGTCATTACCCTCAGAGTCTTTGAGGGGAAGTTGACCAGCATTGGTAGGCATACCTTTAAGGTTTGCAAATTCACGAATAGTGAACTGGTTCACGATTGGTTGATTAAACTGTTGCATGATTTTAAGATGTTTAGTTAATAATAAATGAATTAATTGAGGAAGCCAAGGGGGATAGCCCCCAATCCTCAAGAATGGGGTAGGGTTGGATGGGAGTATCCTTCAATTTTATAGATAAAAATAATTTTCAAAAAATAAAAAAAAATAAAAAAATTTCAAAAAAAATTTGTATAATTTAAAAATTATATGTACCTTTGCATCAGATTTTGATAGATAATTAAGTTTGAATTCTTCAAATATAATATATAGGAAATACTACTAAAAATAACCCCTAACAAACTGAATTTATATTAATTATATTAAAAGTTTATATCACCCTCATGGTTATGGGATATCACCCTCAGGGTTATATAGGATAATGTTGAACATGATAAAAAACTAAAGTATGGAGAAAAATTTTATTATACAAGATGAAACTACCGGTATGCATGATACTAGAACTGGAGAGTTTAAGGGTCTTAAAATGAAAAGAGTTAAAGTGCATATTGAAGATTTCTTTTGTATGTATTTAGCTGCTTGGGATGATTTTAAAGAAAGAGATGGAGGTCTTAAAACTGTATTTACTTGGTGTATTATTAAATCTTCATTCTCTAGGGCTGGAGATAATCCTGAAGGAAACTTCTTTTTTATGGGAGATGTTGTAGATTATGTTAAAAGAGTTCATCCTAATAAAAGTATTCCAGCATTAAGAAATGATATTAGCACTTTATGTAAAAGAGGATTTATATTTAAAGTTGAAAATGCTCAAAGTACTGCTTTTAGTCCTTCTTATGTTAAAGGAAAGTATATGATTAATCCTAAATATGGAATTAAAGGTTCTATGAGTGAAGATGCTTATGTACAGTATACTACAGAGGCTAGAATAGTAGAATAATATCACCCTCAGGATGATATTAAATAATCTAAATATTACAGTTTATAATTTAAAATTACAGCTTATAACTTTAAAATTATAATATTATGCCAGTAGAAATTAAAATTGTAAGAAAAGCAGGATATAAACTTAATCCTGATGACAACACAGTTAATAACGTTTTCAGAGCTTTAGAAAGATGTGATGGACATTGCCCTTGTAAACATGATAATAGAAGAGGTCATGATCAGTGTCCATGTCATGAATATTTAGCTTATGGTAATTGTTATTGTGGTTTATATGTAAAAGATGATGATTATGAAGAAAAGTAATACTATTCATACTACTATAGATGGGTTAAATATTACTATATCAACAAGTAATATTCATATAGAAGATTCTTATACAGTTACTAATCCTGTAGATATGAAGAATGTTCTTAATCATACTATAGAATTCTTAAATGATAATCATATTACTATGGATACTCCTTTCAATCATAGATCTATATGTTCTATGTTAAGTGAGTGGAAAACACATAATAATCTTTATAAACTTAATTATGAAAGAGATAGAACTAAATCTGTAGACCTAAACTATCCTCAAAAATGGTATATGAGTATAGTATACTTCTTTGGTGGACTAATTGTATTATAAAGTTCTTTGTTTCCATGTTTATTTTTTATAAAACCTTCTATTAGTTTAGAAGGTTTTTATTTTACTTCTATATAAGAAATATTTTGTAATTTTGCAGAAAATTTTATAGCAATGAAATACTACTTACATAAATTAAAATATGGCCCGATATTTAGGATTAAAAAGCATTTGTTTGATATAAAATTTCATACTTTAGAACAATATAACAACTTCAATAATTCTAAATTTTGTAGAATATTATATTGGTTAGGACTATATACTTATGCTTACAATAGTCCTATAGGAGTAGAGTTATTCTTATCTTCTACTAAAGACTTTGATGAGCACTATTTAAATAGTAATTTAAAACATTTAGAAACTTTATGTAAGTTACACTTGTTTCAGAAAGCTAAGAGTTTTGGCCCTAAAATAGGTAGATTTATAGGAATATTAGTTACACATGAAGATTACTACTATGTACTTATGGATGAGTATGGTAATAGATGGTATGTAACTTGTTGTGCTAGATTGGAATTTATAAAAGATTGATATGGATACTAAAATATTTAAATTTCAAGGTAAATATTATACATCAAATCAAGGTTGGGGATTGTATCATCCTAAGCATAACTATTGGTATGATCCTTCATGCATAACAATAAGTAATGATACAGCAATACTTGATATAAGTAATAATATTTATGATAGTAAAAACTTTGGTGCTGGTCAAATGGTATCAAAGAGACATTATCTATATGGTACATTTGAGTGGTCTTATCTTCTTCCTAAAGGTAGAAATATTTGGCCTGCCATATGGTTGACTGGAGTAGAATCTTGGCCTCCTGAAATAGATGTTATGGAAGGATGGACTTCTAAAGGTTATTTTATTAAGAACAAACCTAATTATAAAAGATTTATAGGTTTTAATAATATAGTACCTGGTTTATTTTATGGTACTCAAGATAACTTAAAACATTATTGTAAAGCTTCTTTAGGAACTAGAACTACATTCTCATGTTTACAACCTTCTAATAAAGTTAATAATTGTAGGTTAGAATGGACTCCTAATATGATTAGAGTAAGCTATAATAATTATGTTGTTATGGAAGTTATTGATAAAAACATACTTAAAGAGTTTAACAAACCTATGGTGGTTATAATGAATAATGCTGTCACTAATGAGTTTACTAATGAAGATTATACTTATTATAAACAATATGGTAGACCTTTTAGTATTATAAATTTTAATTATAGTTATTATGAAGGATAAAATTATTGATATATTGGGCACTGAATATACTGTTAAATATGTAGATAAAATTCCAATGCCTAACGAGCATACTTGGAGATTTGGAGAAGAGAATTCTGCTAATCATACAATAAATATATGCACTAAGTTTTATAATGGTTCTCCTGTTGGTAATGAAGAATTAGATAAAAATTTAATACATGAATGTATTCATGCTATATTAGATGAAGGACAATTCTTTGGAGAATCTAATGATGAACCGTTAGTTGAATGGTTAGCCAGATGTATATACTCACTTAAAAAACAAAAAGTTATATAATGGATAGATGGTCTCAATTAAGTCTTAAAGACAAATCAGATTTGATGTCTTTATATATAAAGAATGGTATTAGCTCTTTAGAAGAGATAAAGAAACATTATAATAGTTTTGATACTGGTGGACATTTATATCAATATGGAGGGCCAGATGAGCCTAACTTTGTAGGAGGTGCTACCACTTTAAAAAAGAATTATGATTACACTTTAGAACATCTTGCTGAAAAATATCCTGTTACAGCTAAAGGACCTTGGCATGATTACGGAATTCATAATCCTTCTGAAAGTCAAAAAGCTCATTGGAATGAATTAACCAGAATGTACAATAGAGTAGCACAAAGACCTGATTATGAATCCCTAAATCCAACAAAAATATTAGAGTATACACCTGTTGTTGGTGATGCTATAGATGCTGCATATAATGTTGACGATATATCTAAGGGAAATGTAGGTATAGGTTTGGCTGGTTTAGGATTATCAATTGTGCCTAATGCTATAGAAAAACCGTTAAAAACATTAGGAAGGACAATTAAAACTGCACATAAGCGATATAAAAATTTTAAAAATTATGATAAAGATGCTTTGTTTGACAACGTGAGAGAAGGTTTTGTGCAACAAGAACAAAAATATTCAAATTTATTTGAGACTTCTCCAAGTAGTTTAACATATCCCAAAGTTTCAACTAATCCTATAAGTTGGATATGGTCTGGTAGAATGCATCAAAGTTTAATACCTAAAAATTGGGACTTAAGGAAAGATGTATATGGTGCCCATAAAGGAAATAAAATTTGGTTAAATCCGAAAATATTTACAACACATAACAACAAACTTATTGAAGGAAGACTAGCTCACGAATTTACACACGATTTTCAGAAAACATATAATAATAAAGGTAGTCTTTCTATAGAAAACGATGATTATTTTGTAGCTAATCCCAATAATCCAGCATATAATCACGGATTGAGTGATTTTAATAAAGCTACCGATGTATGGCACAGAAGTCCTAACGAATTTCAAGCGGACGTAAATACTTTAAAATATATGTTAGATGTACCATTTAACAAACCATTTTATTTACTAGATCCTTCTTTACAAGAACAGTTTATAAATATTATGACTGGAGATTTTAGATTACCAGAAAATATAATTGGAAAAAATTTAAATATGTTATCAAGAGGATTATATTTTAATAATGGAGGTATGTTATAAAAATATCAAACAAGAGGTAAAATTAATCATCACCTCTACTCCAGACCAATAGTTGACACTAAACAGAAAGATTATGGAAGATAAATTAGATAAACTCTTAAGAATAGAGAAAGAAAATAATATAATGCTTAGAAAGATATTACAGTATTTATATCATCATAACGATGATATAAAAGATTTTGCTATGAATTATGTTGCTAATATTATATCAAATAGACATACAAGATGATACCAAAAGATTTTTTACTTAAAAAACGCACAGACCTTACAATATCTCAGTTACATACAAATAGGTCTATAAAGAAAATAATTATTCATTGCAGTGCTACTGCTGAAGGTAAAGATGTTACTGTAGCCACTATTAGAAAGTGGCATTTAGCCCGTAAGTTTAATGATATAGGTTATCATTATGTTATTTATAGAGATGGTAGTATTAATATTGGTAGAGATATTAATAAGATAGGTGCTCATACTGAAGGGCATAATACCGGTTCTATAGGTATATGTTATATAGGTGGTTGTGCTAAGGATGGCAGAACTCCTAAAGATACTAGAACACCTGAACAGAAGATAGCTTTGTATAAATTAATTGATGATTTATTAATGCTGTATCCTACTGCTGAGATACATTGTCATTACGAATATGCAAATAAAGCCTGTCCGAGCTTTAAATTGGAAACTTTTAAACAAGAATATAAACTTTGGCTAGAAACACAGAAGATTACTCCTAAATGTAATTTAAAGTAAATCAATTAATTAAAAATATTTTTAGAAAAACATTAAATTTTTCTTGTGTAGTATATAAATTATTTGTATTTTTGCACCAAATTTAAACAATAAAAATTATGGCTAAATTATCTGTTGATGAAAAGAAATGGCAAGCTGAGTCTGATGCTGAGACTATGGCTAGATATGAAGAAATCATGTCTGATTCAGCTAGAAGAAATGCCGCTGTTAAAGCTGCTAAAGAGAAAGCTAGTGATTTGAACAAAAGGGCCAATGCTATGAATAAAGTTGCTGGTAAAAGTACTACTAGTAAATCTAAGAAAAAGTAAATTAAAATTTAATAAAATGAAGAAAATTCTTGTTAGTTTTGCACTGACTTTGTTTATGAGTGCACTTGTATCCTGTAACAATCATACTGACACCATTATTGTTGTTGGTGATACTTTAGAGACTGTTGATACTATTGCTATTGATAGTATTGATACTACGTGTATAGATACCATTCTTTAATGGTATTTGGCCCTGTAGCTCAGCTGAATAGAGCATTGGATTTCTAATCCAAGTGTCACAGGTTTGAATCCTGTCAGGGTCACTAAAATGACATGTTGGTTTTTAGTTGTAAAGTTTAAAGAGTTAAACAGTCCTTCTATAGCTTAGTTGGTTAGAGCGAGTAGTTTAAATGACTGCTAATGACGAAAGTTCGATTCTTTCTAGGAGGACAAATTTTAAAGGAAGAACAGTATGAAAATAACTTATAAGTACACACCTACCGACAGTGGTTATAAATTATCATACAATTTAACTGAGTTAGTAAATGATGAAGATGGTAAGTATAATAGTAAAGAAGTAAGAGAAATGTTTAAAGCTATTTTAATGGATATTATAGATAACCATGAAATAACTTTACCATTATCCGGATTAGTTAAATACATAGATAAGAGCGCTTTATGAAACAATGTAGAAGTTTAAGAAGAGCTATAAGAAGAGGTCACCCTGTTAATATAAACAGTGGTACTTATAAGTCTAAAAAAGAATCTCGTATAATGAAAGAAATCTGGGAGGCTGCTTTAAGAAAGCAAGCTGAAGAAAATACTCAAAGTGAAAAGCAAGATGAGTAACAAAACTAATAAACTAATTGATTATGATGATGAACCAGTACATTACTGTAAGTACTGTCTGTCACTTGATAATCCTGATGTAATAGGAGATATTGAGTATTGTAAATACTGTGGTAGTACTGAGTTTGAAGAAGATTCAATTGAAAATTGGGAGAATAAGTTTGAAGAAAAATATAAACAAGGTAAATTTTTAAAAATCAATAAAAAATGGAAGACAATAATGCAATCATTAAACAGCCCGATGCTGTAAATTATGAAGAAGAGTATAACAAGCTTGCTGAGGCTTATAATAAACTTCAAGAAGCTGCTAATCAACAGTGTAGTCAGTTGTATGACAGAATAAAGAAGCTTGAGAATACTTGGATGCTTACTAGAGCTGATTTCTTATTTAGAATATTTAGTGATAATAAGTTTGATGCTGATTTCAGACAGAAAGCTCAGAAAGAACTTGAAGAGTTTTTGTTTCCTAGAAAAGAAGAGCAAGTTAATGACAAGGAGGCTTAATTATGCAAATTAATAAGATACTCACAGTAAATTGTGATGGAGAAGATGATTTCTTTTCTGCATGGATTGAGTATCTTGCTCCTAAACATCACTTGACTAAATCAGAACAAAAGTTCTTAGCAGCATGTCTTAGACAAAGATATGAATTAAGTAAAGGTATAACTGATGAAAATCTTTTAGATGAAACTGCATTAAATGAGACCTATAGAACTAAAATTCGCAATGATTTAGATATTAGTACTCAACAAATGCAGAATGTAATAACTAAACTTAAAAAGTTACATATTTTAATACCAAGGAATTTTCCATTTAGTGACAAGCTAAGTTATTACAAGATAGCACCAGATTTTATACCACCTTATAAGGAAGATAAGGATTTTTTATTGCTTTTGTTGTTTAGAAATGGAAAAGCAGATACTGGAGCAAGTAGCCAAGGAATTCAATCTACCGAAGAAGATAATCAATAATATATACTCTGACTGGCTATCATATATTAAAGAAAATATTTCTGGCACGGAATTTGATGAGTATGATAATCAGTTAGGGTATACATTTCCTTATTTAGGAAAAATTTATGTCAATAAATTTAAGTTAGAACACATTAATAGGAATAAAAATGGGAGAATTAAATTTAAAAAAGATTCAGGTAAGAAATAACTCTATCATTACTACAGCTGAGAGATTAAATGTGGAAGAACATATTGAGCTGGAGCATGATAAAAATACTGGTCTTTTGTTTAGAAACATGAGTGAAGCTAACAATGCTCATAAACTAATTCAAAAAGTTGTCAATGTTGGTCCTATGGTAAGGGATATTAAGGAAGGTGACTGGGTATTTCTTAATCCCCTCAACTATATGAACAGACAAATGGTTGAACAGAAGAATGACATTTCAGCTGACATAAATGAGAAACATGTGAAGGAAATTTATGGTCCTGACTACGAATTTCCAACTATTTATCTTGATGGAGTTGAACATTTAATGTTGTTTGACAGAGATGTTGAATATATTATACTTGATGGTGTAGACACTGATGGTAAAGAACTCCATTCTGAAAGATAAAAGCTCTCTTTCCGTAGAGTTTTAGTTAATAATTCGTTCAGGCCGGTCTACGTGTTGGACTGGCCTTTTTTACTAAAATTAAGAAGATTATGAAACTATTGAATATAGAAAATTATCAAATAAAAGTATCAGACGAAGCTTTATTAGTTAAACCTTTTAGGGACTTATTTAATGCTGACAAAAGTAAGACTAAAGAAAAGTTTTATACTGAATGTAGTATTATATTTTTCATGGCTGATCCTAGAAGTTCTTATGGTTATATAGTAGACGATGATGAAAGATTTGATGCTATTAAAACTCAAGAAGGTTTGTCTAAAAACTATAAAATTAGTCCTGAATTACAATTAGCAATAGATACTTATAAAAAACTTACTACAACAATATCTTCTCAATTACTTGAAGATACTTATGTAGCTATTGATAAGTTACGTAAATTCTTAAGAAATATAGATTTGTATGCAGTAGATGATAAAGGTAAACCTTTATATACTATCAGTAGTATCACTAGTGCAATCAAAGCTATACCACAATTAACCAAAGATATTCAAGAAGCTGAAAAACAGGTTAATTCTGATGTACTTGAAGTGGGTCGTAAAAGAGGAGGTAATGAGGGTAAGGCTATGTTTGAAGACGGTATAAAGTTTGATTAATATGAAATTAAATGAGTGTCAGACCCCTCTAGAGTTACTAGAGATGTCTAAGGAAATGCAAGAAAAGTTTGATAATTATTTCTATAACATTCCTTTTATAAGAGCTCTTGTTGACCCTAATAGAAAACGAGCAAAAGATTTACCTAGAGATGAAGATGGTAAGATTATAGTTGATCTAGAACATCCTCATATATTAGAGAATATGGATTATTTTAGAAAAGCTGCTATTACTTATGAAAAGACTGGTAAGTATACAGAACTTAAACCTAATAGTAATCCTAACAGTGAATATTATAAATGGGTTAAAGAAGAAGTTCGTAGATGTCACGAAGGTTTAATAAGACCTTCTGATGGAGAATGGATTCCCGGTCTGCTTTATTACTATTTAAACTATACAGAGATTCAAAGACCTGTAAAAGTTCAAATGGGTAAGAATAAGAAGAAGACTACTTTACGTATGTATAAACCACCAGAGTTTTGGGATGGAACATATTGGTGGTATCATTATAAATATAAAGCTAGAGAAGAAGGTCTACATTGTTGTATGTTGTCTAGTCGTGGTAGAGGTAAGTCTTTTAATGCTGCATCTGATTTATCTAAAATATTTAAGTTAGGAGAGACTAAATATAATAATACAGGATGCACTTGTTATATTACCGCTTCAGATAAAAAGTTCTTAGTAGCTGGTGACCAGACACTTGATAAATTTCAACATGATATAGACTATATTTCTCAAAATACTGAATGGCCGGGAAGAGAATATCTTGCAAATAGACTTCAAGATATGATATGGATTGCTGGTTATAAAGACCTTGATTTAGGTAATAAAGGTACTGGTAATTCTGTAGTAGGTATATCATCAAACAATGATGTACAGAAACTTCGTGGTACCCGTGCTGTTATGTATATAATCGAGGAAGGTGGATGTCATCTTAAAGGAACAGAAGTAAGAATGTTTGATGGTTCAGTAAAAAAGGTAGAGGATATTGTATTAGGGGACAAACTAATGGGAGATGACGGTACTGCCAGAGAAGTATTACAGTTATATTCAGGATTAGATAAAATGTATAAAATTACTTTATCTAACGGTGATTATCAAATTGTCAACAGTAAACATCCAGTATATTACAAAACATACGATTGGAATAAGAAATGTTATAAAGAACATTTACTTACAGCTCCAGAATTAATACAACTTGATACTTCTAAAGGATATTATATAAGCAAATCAGATAAAATAGTATATCCAAAACAAGAAGTGATTATTGATCCATATTGGTTTGGATTATGGTTAGGAGATGGAACCTCCGACTTACTAGAAATTGCTAACGAAGATATTGAAGTATTAAATTGGGTTGAAGATTATTGGAGAATGAATAATGTATCGTATAGAAAAAGATATTGTCCTCAGAGTAAAGCCTGCTATACAATAGCAGTTAATAGAAAAAATAAATTTTGGGAAGAATTTATTAAATTAAATCTACGAAATAATAAGCATATCCCAGATTGTTATAAATATAACAGTAAGGAAATTGTAGCTGCTGTTATTGCAGGATTAATTGATACTGATGGTACTTATGATAAAAGAAAACATTGTTATGAGGTTACTCAATTATATACAAGAAAGCATATCCTCGACGATATAAAAGAGATGTGTGAATATCTTGGATTAAGGTGCTCTATGTCTTCTAGAATAGCAAGTAAATCTTCACATGGCGCAGGACATCTTAACTATAGACTCAGAATTAGAGGTAATTGTGAAATATTGCCGGTAAGAATACAAAGAAAGAAAGTAACACCTAGAAGTGGTTATAAAAATAAAAAATGTTGGACAGATTATTCTTTTAAAATCGAAGAGTGGGGATTTGGAGAATATTTCGGTTTTACTATAGACAAAAATCAATTATTTTTACTAAAAGATTATACTATAGTACATAACACATTCAATAACCTTGATAAAGTATGGAATAACATTCTTCCTTCTGTAGAACAAGGTCAAGGTGACGAAAGAGATGTTTTTGGTCAAATAATTATGTTCGGTACAGCTGGTGATAAGGATTCAGATTTTGCTTCTATGGGTAAAATGATGTATCATCCTGAAGGTTATCATATTAAAGCTCTTCATAATATATATGATATTGAAGGTAAAGGTGCTAAACAATTCAGTTATTTCTTTCCTGCTTATTTAAATAATGCAGGTTGTTATGATAAAGACGGTAATTCCGATGTAACAAAAGCTCTATGTCAAATATTAAAGGATAGAGAAACTATTAAAAAGAAGTCAGGTGATGTAAATGCTATAGTTAAACGTACTGCTGAGTATCCTATTGTTCCTCAAGAAGCTATCATGAGAGTGGGAGATAACAGATTTCCTATTGCTGAAATTAATGAAAGAATTATGCAACTTGAAGAAAATGAGCATGAATTTGATGATACTTATATAGGTACTTTGGTACAGAATCCTGATGGAACAGTAAAGTTTAAACCAACATCTGATAATGTAATATACGACTTTCCATTAAAAGATAATAAAATGGAAGGTGCTTTGCAGATATTTAAAATGCCTGAAAAAGACCAAAACGATAGAGTTTATTCTGAAAGATATGTTATTGGTCATGACCCTGTTAATCAGGATGAAGCAGATTCATTGTCTTTAAGTTCTACTTTTGTTATAGATATGTATAACAATTCTATAGTAGCAGAATATACAGGTCGTAAACAATTTCAGGATGAGTCTTTTGAAGTATTAAGACTATTATCTATATTTTATAATGCTCAAATACTTTATGAAAGTAATAATAAGATGTGTTATGCCTACTTTAGTAAAATGAATTGTACCTATATGCTAGCCGATACCCCAGAATATCTTAAAGAGCGTGATATTGTCAGAAAACAAGGTATAGGCAATTCTGCTAAAGGTGTTAGTGCCACAGCTATTCTTAATAAGCACGAAGATGATTTGATAGAGCAATTTTTATTACTTCCTAAAACTATATATGAAACAACTCCTGAAGGTGAAGAAGTTGCAGTCACTATTCATAATGTAAAAACTATTAGAAATTTAGCATTGCTTAAAGAATTAAGTGCTTATGGTCCTGATATAAATGTAGACCGTGTTAGGGCATTAGGCGTAACTTTAATTCTTAAAAACGCTTATGAAGTTAAATATGGTGGTGATGTTCAATCTGCTAATGAAGTAGATGAATATGAAGCTTCTCAAGATGATTTCTTTAAACGAAATGGATTTATCTAAATATTTTTTATTATTTATAAGTGCTACATTTAAAATTATTTGTACTTTTGCATAAAATTTTAAGACAATGGATTATAACTTTCCTAGACAGAGTATATCATATAAAAAGAAGACTGATAAGTGGTGTAAAGACTGCATGAAATTTGCAGATTCTCATTCTATATTATCGTCTTCTTCTGTTAGAAGGACTATTGCACATAAGAAGCTTAATTATGATTTATTGAATGGAGAAATTAATATGGCTGACCTTATCAAAGTATTGAATCCACAAGGATTTAAGTTTGAAAGGAAAGATATGTTCTCCAAGATAAATCATTACCCAATCATTAATAAAGTTATTAAACTTTTGGTTGGTGAAGAGATGTCTTCTCAGCAAGATTTTAAAGCTGTAATTACAAATCCTACTGCTATTACTGAAAAAGAAAAAACTAAAAAAGCTGAAATCATTCAAGCTCTTCAAAAGCTTATTGAAGATGAGTCTGTATCTGAAGAAGAATATAACCAGAGGATACAGGAAATGCAAAAGTACTTCAATTATGAGTATCAAGATATTAGGGAAATGAGAGCTAATGAATTACTCAATCATTTCTCTAAAGAGCAGAATTTTAAAAATATATTTAATGACGGTTTTATTGATGTACTAGCAGTTAATGAAGCTATATTTCAAGTATCGTTAGAACGTAATGAACCAGTACTTAGAAAGCTTAATCCTAATAAAGTTTATGTCTATGGTAATGGTAGCTCTAATAGAGTAGAAGATGCTGATATGATTGTCATTGAAGACTATTGGCAGTTTGGTAGAGTTATTGATACTTATGGTGATAAAATGACACTTAAGGATATTAAATTCCTTGAGGATATGCTTGGTAAAGCTACTGGTAGAGTAGTTGATGACAGTAAATATAATGAGATGGGTGATCCTCTTCAGCATTTTATGTTTGGTGAATATGCTGATAGTATTACCTTAGACGAGAATACTAATTTCTGTTTTGGTGACGGTACTACTTTCAGTCAATTACCTTATGATATTAATGGTAATATTAGAGTTCTTCAAGTCTATTGGAAGTCTATGAGAAAGATTCAGGAGATTAAATATTATGACCCTGAAACTGGTAAGACTGAATATAAATTTGTTAATGAAGATTATATACCTGATACAGACAGAGGAGAAGAGTCTAAATCTTATTATGTAAATGAAGCTTGGCAAGGTGTTATGATTGGTGCTGGTGAAGACGCTATTTATGTCAATTTAGGTCCTTGCCCAATACAATATAACAGACTTTCTAATCCTTCAAAATGCCATTTTGGCATCATAGGGCAAATATTTAATTATAATGAGTCTAAACCTTATAGTATCATAGACCAAGTTAAACCTTGGGCATATCTTTATGATGCTATAATGGACAAGCTTACTAGAACTATCCAGAATAATTTAGGCAAGTTGGTTCAGTTTAATGAAGCAATGATGCCCACTAATTGGAAGTTTGAAGATTGGATTTATTATGCTAAGACTGCTGGTATAGTAATGGTAAATCCCATGAAGGAGGGTACTAAAGGGGCTGCTAAGAATAAATTAGCTGGTGCTTTCCAAACACCTCCTGCCATTGATGCTGAGTTAGGCAATTCTATTCAATATATGGTAAGTACTCTCCAATATATTGAACAGGAAGTAGCTAATCTTATAGGTATTACTCCTCAAAGACTCGGTGCTATTCAAAATAGAGAAACCGTTGGTGGTGTTGAAAGAAGTACCTTACAGTCTTCTCATGTTACCAGATGGTATTTTGAAAAATATAATGACCTTAAGAAAAGAGTAATGGAATGTGTCCTTGAAACAGCTAAAATTGGTTGTAAAGGACGTAATGTAAAATTCCAATATATTTTATCAGATTTGACTTCTAGAGTATCTGAATTTGATGGTGATGAATTTGCTGAGTGTGATTATGGTTTGGTAGTCAGCAATGACTATGATATTGAGAAGTTCAGACAAGATGTTGATCAAGCTGGTGTAATGGCATTACAGTCAGGTTCAATACCTTTGTCTGCTTGGTTAAAACTTAAACAAAGTGGTTCTACATCTGAAAAGATTAAAATGCTTGAGCAAAGTGAGCAAGAGATGAGAGAATATCAACAACAGATGCAACAGCAACAATTACAAGCTCAGCAACAGCAAGCTCAATTACAATTACAGTTTAAACAAGCTGAATTGGAGCAAAATGATATTATTAATCAAAGAGATAACGAAACTAAATTAATAGTTGCCAACATTCAAGCTGCTTCTAAACGAGATGCTGATGGTGATGGTCTTGTTAACGAAGGTGTCAATACGACTGATCTTAATGAAAAAGTCCGTGAGTTTGATACCAAGATGAAGCTTGAAAGAGATAAGTTTGAGTATCAGAAACAACAAGATAAGAGAGAACTTGATGCTAAAATAAAAATAGCTAATAAGAAATCTAATACCAAATAAAGATGCATTTTACACAAGCTGAATTAAAAGAAATACATGATGGTTTAATAACATTGTTTGGAAAAAAAGACAGTGATATTGACTCTTTAGAAGGTTCACCCAACTCTGATGATACTGTTGTTATAATGCATAACAATATCAATAAAAAAACTACAGTTGGTGCATTAGTAGGTCATGATATACCCTTAGCTACAGTAGCTACATCAGGTTCTTATACTGACTTGTTAAATAAACCTTCTATTCCTGCTGAACAGGTTAATGCCGATTGGAATGCTACTCAAGGTAAAGCTAAAATATTAAATAAACCAGATATTCCAGCAGAACAAGTAAATTCAAATTGGGACGAAACTAATAGTTCAAAAAAAAGTTTTATACAAAACAAGCCTGATTTGAGTATATTTGAAGTAAGTTATATTCCTTATACAGGAACTGTTACAGAAAATTATATAGCAGAATATTCAAAACTGCAAAAGAATCGCACTTATCCAAGTATTTGTCATACAGTTATATTACAACCTTTAGCATCTCACGCAATTAATTATGATTTAACTGAATACATAAAGTACTATTTAAGTATATTAAATAATTCAGAACAATCAATAATTAAGTTAGAATTTATAGCCTATTGGGATGACAGTCATAATACTTTTATAAATGTAGCATCTATTGGAAGTAATGTAACCTACTATGGTAAGCTTAAACAATTAACTTCAACAGAGTATCAAGTCAATTCTACAAAAAGTGTAGAAACAAGATGTCGTATTACTATGACTAGTACAGAAGATTCCGTTAGTATTCTTTGTGAGTGCTTAGGAGGAAAAGTTAATATGTAGATCATCAATATTATATTTAAATAACTATGATTACAGTAAATGAATTGAGAATATCAAATAAAAACTTGATAATAGATGTAGAAATAGACTCTACATTATGTATGACTGGTAGTACCTGTATTATTACAAAAATTGAAATTTATAATCAAACGAATTATAATTCAGACACTCCTTTGGTGAAGTATGATGATATAGATGCTTCAGAATATAGTATTACCATTCCTTTAGAGACGGCTCCTTACGAAGAGTTACATTCTACTGATTTATACTTTGTTAAAATATATTGGGAGGGAACACCTGTTGCTGATTGTCCATGTGGTCAAGATTCAAGCCCAGAGAATTTTGCTGTGTATGACAAGCAATTGGTCTATAAGAAAGGAATGAAATATCTAAGTGAGTTAACTAACTGTTGTGCAGATAAAACTGGTGCTGTAGATTTTATTCTTACTCAGAAGTATTTTGATTTAAGTTTAAGTAGCGGCGCTATAGTAGATGCTATTAATTTATGGGATAAAATGATGAGTGGTACTTCTACTGTACCAACTAATAATTGTGGATGTCATGCATAAAATCAGTACATTAACAAATTCTTTACTTAAAGCTTTAAAGAAGTATAAAACTACTTTAGAAAAGGTAGGATATATTTCTATAGAAGAGTCTAAAAAAGCTTTACTTGCTTCTTATATAGAAGATTTATTTACCCCTGAATGGGCTTTGTATATTACTGAAGAAGATGAGCGTACTTTAAATAATATCATTATGTGTATTATTAGACATTCATGTTTGTTTAGTGATGCTAATATAAACTATGATATTAATACTCCTTTGCATAATGTCAATGGAGTATTTAGGAGTGTTGACTCTAATTCTGAAGAATATTTACAAGTATATAATCAAGCAATCAAATATAGAAATTAAATATTAAAGTTATGGCTAAAAGAAGTAGTAAATCGAGTAAACCCAAACCACCAACACCTAAAGCTGGTGCTACAAGAAATAATAATAGTAGAAGATATGGTTGTGGTGGAAAAATCAAAAAGTGATTTGATACAAAAATCTTTATACAAGATAGAGTTGTATATTATAAAAATAATTCCTTATATACTAGCTTTATTTTATTTACTAAATACAACTCTATCTTACTTTTATATAGATATTCCTTTAATATCATATATAGCTGGCGTCTCTTTGTTACCTTTATTGTTTTTATACATATCATCATTTGTATTCAAATTCTGTATATATCATAGATTACCTATTTATTATATATTTATTAATTGGTTAATTACAATATTAGATTACTATTTAGACTTTACAAAATACTACGAAACAACAATATTAATAAGTTTAATAACAGCAGGGATAACAATATTATCAATAATATATTTTAAATTTTACAAACATGGATGATTTGGCAAGAGAGGAAATAGGTGATTTGTTTATAGATATAGGAAATAAAATTAAATCCAATAGTTGTGTTTGGAATGATGAACAAATGGTTGAAGCGTGTAGTTTAATAGGACATATACCTGTAAGTAAAGAGACAGCTAGAATAGGACTTAATATATCTAGAGCAACATTTGACAATCTTGTATCTGAAAACAAACTACCTAAAGGTAGAAAAGAGTCTGGTTTTAAAGAACTTAGATGGTATGTAGATGAAATAATCTCAAATAAATTAAATATTCGTAAGTTTTTGAAAAGAGTTAAAATATTATAGGAAATTTTAGTAATAAGTTTAACCCTAACTATCTAATAGTTAGGGTTTTTTGTTTTATATTAGAATTGTTAGGTTTCAGGATTTTTTGATAGTATTTTTGCACTGTAAGCTTACACAAAAATATCTATTAACAATTTAAAAATTTAATTAAAATGGACGATTCTAAAGTTTTTATGTTCCCTGAAGGTGGTAATACTTCCAGTATTGACCCTAATCTGTTGCTTGCTCTTAACAACAACGGTGGTTTTGGTGGTAATGGTAACTGGATTTGGATTCTTTTCTTATGGATGATTTGGGGTAACAATGGTTGGGGTAATAATGGCTTCAACAATAATGGTGGTACTGGTTTTCTTAGCAACCAGTTGAATAACAATGCTGGTAGAGACCTTCTGCTCCAAGCTATCAATGGTCGTGCTGATGCTCTTAATCAGCTTGCTACTATGCTTAACACCAGTGTTGAGAGTGTCAAGAATGGTATCTTCAGCTTGCAGAGTTCCATACAGACTGTTGGTTCTCAGGTTGGAATGAGTGGTCTTGAGACCATCAATGCTATTCAGGCCGGTAATGCTACTCTTGGTAGACAACTCTGTGAGTGCTGCTGCTCCATGAGATATGATTTATCGCAGCAAACAAACACTCTCCAAGCTCAGGCCGCTAGTAATTTTGCTGCTACTCAGCTTGAAATGGCTAAAAACGAGGCCGCAGATCAGCTTGCAGTATGTTCTCAAACAAATACTCTCAGCACTCAGAATGAACGTAACACTAACAATATTCTTAGTGCTATTCAGAATCAGAATGCTATGCTTGAGCAGCGTTTCTGTGAAATTAAAGAGCGTGAAATGGAGTCTAAGATTAATACTCAGTCGGATATTATCACTCAGCTTCGTAACCAAATTAGTAACGACGAACAAACTCTCAAGTTTAATGCTGCTTTCCATGCTATCGATGACAAAATAGATGCAATTGCAGCAAAGCAGCCAAATACTGTGCCTATACAATGGCCGAATTTGGTCGCAGCCAATGCTACTCCTTATATAGGTGGTTATGGTTGGAATGGTGGCTTCTATGGTAATGGTTTTGGTAATAACATTGTATTCTGAATAAGGTTAATAGGAGGTCAAAAGTATGAATTGTTGTAATCAAAATATCACAATAAATGCCGGTGGTCAACCTTATTTCTTGTCTACCAATACTACCATAGGTACTGAAAGTATTGATATAGCTTTGGGTTTTCGTAGAATACAGCCTATTGGTTATATGACTATCTTTATTGATGATGTCATTCCTACAGATGCTACTACTACCCTTCCTATAACTATTACTTTAAATGGTACTACAAGAGCTTTGACATTACCTAATGGTACTCCGGTGACTGCTGCTGAACTTATTGGTGTCAATACTATATTAGTCCTCAATGACAGATTCAGAGGAGTACTTAACTTAATGTCAAGAACTACAGTTTAATTATTAAAATGGTATAATTATGTTTTCAAATTTAACTCAAAATAGTGTTATTTATATTATGGACTTAAATAATAGTCCTAAAATAACAAGTGGTCTTATAGAGAGTGTATCACTTCCTAGACCTAAGTATAATGGATTCAATCCTACCTTTGAAACAGTAGTTGATATAGTAGCTAATATAGCTGGAGAAAGAAGAGAATTCAAAGGTGTTCCTAACAATGCAGTAGCTGATTTTGGTGAAGCTGCTTTCATACTTGCTGAGAATAAAGAAGTATTAGGTTCTTATATTAACTCTATGCTTCAAAACAGTAAGAAAATTGTAAACAGTATGGAGAAACATCAAAAGATTATTACTGATTGTGAGGAAGCTTTGAATGAATTAAATCCTGCTTCTCCTGCTGAAAATAAAGCTATGCAAGACTTGCAAAGTCAAGTATCAGAACTTCAAAAAGGTATGCAAGCACTACTTGAGAAGTTAAATAATGGAAACTCTAATTAAAGAAAGGTTTTAATTATGGTTATGGTTTCTTTTAGAACTAAGAAAGACAAAGAGCATCTGCTTGAAAAAGCTAAAAAGATGGAAGAGTATTCCTCTATGATTGTTGAATGTCTTGAAGATTCTGACTATATGAACGAGTATGATGAGAGAAGCTATCGTGGTCATG